TTATCATATGTAACTCTAGGACCACCTCTTACTATTTTCTGCGGTGGTTCATAAGGTTTTGTTTTAAGGTCATCTCTTGGTGGTCTACGTATGTCTGGGGGATCTATTACCCTATCTTTAATTTTAAATTCAGCATCACCAACATTAGCCATACCACCTTCTTGTAGATTTACACCTCTACCCATAAGAATGTCTTTGCGTGTTACTTTACCATCACCACTTATATCAGGAAAGCCACCATCTTTTAAGTCTACTCCTCTAGCAAGTAAAACATCTTTACGTGTTATCTTACCATCACCACTTACATCTGGAAACGCACCATCTTTAGCTGTTAGCATTTTAACAGTTTGTATTTTTACATCATTACTGTTTTTATCTTCTTCTTTGTCCTCTTCTACAGGAATACCATTCTCATCAACTTTCTTTAGTTGGCCCTCTTCTTCTAATCCTTTTAAGCCTAGTAAAGCAGATTGACGTAAAGATTCATATGTTGATAAACCATGATAGCGAACTACATTAGCAGGCACAACTAATTCCCCCTCGGATATCTGAGCAGGTATATCATCAGCTACTTCTTTTTCTGTAGCACCAAGTGTATCATCATCGTTTTCAGTTAGTCCGCCTTCTGCGTAGTTTAAGCCATAACCACTAGGTGTTCCTGACATATCCTTAAAAGGATCATCTGTAGCTAACCTTCTAGACATTTCTTCATCAAGATCAGAAACTTTTTCTTCTGTAGTTTTTGATTTCATATTTTCTAATCTCATTTTAGCAGATTCTATTCTTCTATCTAAATGAGGTTTACCTGGTTTAAAAAATCTATCTACTAACATAGTTGTCATATCTTCTACACTAGCGTTTGGATCACCAAATATGTTTCTTAATTGTTCAGCATTGCCTGCACCAATAACAGATCCTGTATTTATTTGATCTATAAAATAATCTAATTGAGAATTTAAACTATCTTCTTTGTTATTATCTTTTAAATAAGTATCGTAGTAAGGTCTTTGAAAATCTAATTGTAGAATGCCATAACCCTTACCGCCTTCTTGTTGTTGTGTGTGACTAAAGCTACCACCTGTTTCTACATCTATGTTTCCCATAATCGCACTTACAGCAGTATCAGAGTAACCTTCATCTCTTAATCTTTTAATAATAATCATCTGATTTTCTTCAGACATATTTTCTTTTACAGGCATTACACCTTCTTGAGCAAAGAGTTGTTCTCGAAGTTTTTCATTAGAAGTTGAATTTAATTTAGCAAGATCTGCATTAGTAATTTTTTTACCCTCTGCAGCATCTTTTACAATTTTTTCTCTTTTGGCAGCATCTTGTTGTTCCTTAGTGACACTAGCATTTCTTAAATTATCTGTAGAGCTGTTGCCAATTATTTTGTTAGTTTGTTCTTCAACTGGTCCTATTACTTGTTCCATCTTTTGCCTCTTTCGCTTTCTGATTTACTTCATCCCTCAAAGTAGCAAATCTCTGTAACTCTTGTATACTTCCTTGGATGGCTAACATCTTAGCGTGATCTGTTTCACGAATAAGATTTTTAACATGTTGCTTTATTCTTTCCTCTGCATATTCAAATAAAGCATCAATACTACTTTTATTATTTACAACTGCTAGTAACTTCCTAGCTATTTCTGGACTCACTGAATTTCTCCTTCACCTGGTGGTCTGCCTGCAAATCCTGGCATACCTGGTTCTGGTGCTCCCCCTGGACCTATCTGACTATTGCCTGTCCCTGCAGGACTAGTAGGTGGAACTGTGCCTGCTCCTTCTGGTGGTGTTGGACCACCTGCAGGTGCTTGAGGAGGAGGTGCTTGCATCATACCAGACTCTTGTAATATCTTAGCCTGTCGCAATGCTTCTCTCTCATCGTTCACAAATTTCTCAGCATCAAGATCAAATGAGTGTGCAATCTCTCTTAGTATAACTGGGAACTTTACAAAAGGTGCTAGTGCAGGATTAGAACCAATTTGCATAAGTTGTAATAGTCTTTGACTTCTTACTTCATTACGCATCAAACTTTCTGTTCCTCTTGCTTTTATTTCTAAATCACCTTGAACTTCAGGATCAAAGTCAAACTGTTGATTAAAGTTATAAAAAGATTCCCCTAGAGGTTGTAATAAATAATCATCTATATTTTTTACCACGGACTTTATAGCTAGTTGTGCAGCACCCATTAACATGGATATCCCTGCAGCCGTTCTGCCAGTTCCTTGTACTCCTGTCTGTCCGTGGGAATAAGAAGGTATGCCTGTAGACTCATCTGACAAGACTCTAGCTTTATCAAACATCATTAGATTTTGTGATGACACATTCGGATATTGTGTCGCAAATAATGCTTGACCTGGTGCTCCACCTTGTCTTCTAAATATCTTTCCAGGATACACTTCTAAATCTTGACCTGGTACTAAGTTAGTCTCATCTATTTCAAAGATAAGATTACCTGACAGAACAGCATTGTCAACTGCCATTCTCATAAACCCATTCATTAATTGTTGGGTATCTACCATATTTTCTGCTAGTCCTACTCCAAAGAAAGAGTAAGGGTTTAACTCATAAGGAGCAGCAAAATAAGGAATCCTAATAGGATTAAAAGGATTAATCGCCAATCGTAAGATCTTGTTGTTACAAACCCAAGCATTGACTTGTACCATGTCAGAATCTTCGTACTCGTTAGGGATATCAAGTCCTGCATCTTCGGCATAAGACTTGTCAACATTTCCCCAAAACTCGTACACTTCGTAGCGATCCACGTTAATATTTGTCGAATCATAATCATCTAAATCATCCTCCCACCATTTTCTGGTATAGTTAGTGCCCATCAATATACAATCATCAATGGCCTCTTCATCAAACAGAGGGCGATTTTTTAATTCCCTCATATCAGCATGGTTCAACTTGTGACGTTGAATCACATACTCTACCTCATCCATACCATTTGCAGCAGGATCAGGATAGAAATCCCAACAAGAAACGAACTCTATTTTTGGAACTGTTCTCATTGTTGGTGTATAATTAGGATTACCCTCTTCATCTTGTTCCCAAGCAGGGTATTCTTTATCGTAAGCAAAAGGTCCTTTTAGTATGCCTGTACCAAATAAAGACATCTCAAATGCAGCAGAACGTAAATGCCTAGACGCAGAAGACTCTTCTAATTGATCTAGTATTTTCTTTTCCATTCTTTTAGCTGCTTCATCTGCAGGGAAATATGTTATAGATGTAGGTGTAAGACCTGGACCTTTCTTTAATTCTAAATCTTTTTTTAATTCTTCTAGTGCACCAAGCTCAAGTTCTTCTTGTTTTGAACCAGGTGGAAATAGACTTGGTGTATCTTCTTCTTCAGGTTCTTCAGGAAACTTAGGATCAAAGTTGACAGCTTCCTCAACACCTTCAGGTATACGAGTAGACTCTACGCCTAATGGAAATCTTTGTCCTGCAAATAGTACATCGATAATCTGTCCATATGCTGCAGTAACTTTTGTTTTAGTAATCTTTAAAAAGACTTGGCTTTTTTCTTGCTCAGTAAATTGTGTTTCAGATCCATAGACTCCTCTATAGTTTCTATATGCTGTCATCCATCTTTCTTCTTGTGAGTAACGAGAGTCACTAGCATAATTAAATTTACTTAAAACAAAACTTGATAATGTATTTTGTTCTGTATCATCTATGTCTAAACCTATTTCGGTTTCTATATTTTTTTCTTCTTCCATATTTAATATCCAAATACTTGGTCAGCAGGCTTCCAAGGTTTTTTCCAACTTGTTTCGGAAAAGTCATACAACCCTCTAGGAGTTGGTCTAGACATAATGCCATATCTTAATGCATCATATCCATGGTCATAATCTACTTTAGTGTCTACATCTTCAGGGTTAGATTTACTTAAAGGTATCTGCGGTATTTCAGATATAAGTTTAATACAATTCTTAAAAAAGTCAATACCTGCTTCTTTAGTTTCTTCATCTATTCTTAATAATCTATGCAATTCATTTTTCCCTGCTACTCTACTTCCTTTAGATCTATCTGAAGGTCTCCATCTACACCCTCTTAATATCATTGTTTCTGCAATCGATGGACCAATCTGTCCTCTATTATGCCAACACGATGAGTCTAATATACCATACCAAATCTTTTCATCAGCTTCATGTTCTATTTGTAATATCATATCAGCTAATTCATCTGCTGTTTTTTTCTTCGTATATAACTCTCTATACACAATTAATTTATTATCTGGTCTTACCGCTATCCATAAACACGCTGACCAACTAGAATACCCATAATCGCAAGTCCTAAACTTTCTCCAAGAACTGGGTATCTCGTAAGGTTCAACCACATGAATATCCCTATTGAACTCACTAAACGCTGCACCCTCTGCAATGTCCCATGAACCTTCCAAAAGTTGCTTACGCTGTACCTCTGGAAGAGATAAAAGGTTTGCCTCATATTCACCTGTTCGAGCAAGATAAGGATTATCAGTAAGTTTCGCAGGTATAAATCTCCTTTTAAATAGAGGTTTATCTTCTAGGTCATGACCTTTTGGATATCGTAGTACCTCATTATTTTCTATATCCGTTGCCCAAAACGATGTGTTAAAAGGCGCAGGATCAATAAACATTTTCTTAACCCATAAGTGTCCAGGTCCACCTGGGTTTGTTGTTCCCCTCATATACGTTGGTAGATCAGCATCTACTGTACGAAGACGAGAACGTAGATAGTTCCAAGCATAAGGTGAAGCATATTGTGTCAACTCATCTACACCTATCCAAGTAAACGACTGTCCTTGATATCTCAACACATCTTTGTCTTGTTCAAGATATGTCATCCAAATACGTGCACCAGAGGGAAATGTCCATAATGCTTTTCGTTCACTCCATTTAGCACCAGGAAATACTTGTGGGTATAATTCCTGACTCTTCAATACCAACTCTCTTAGCTCATCATTGGTTCTTCTCAGTATTAAACCACTATGATGTGGATGGTTGCAAAAACGCAACACATCTGCTAATAGAGCATATGACTTACCACCACCTGCTGCACCACCATATAGAACTTCTTTTTCATTTGATGCTAAGAAGTCTGTCTGTGGACCATCATTAGGCTTGAAGACCACGTTCTGTTCGTGCTCTTCAGGTATCGTAATATCTTTCTCAGATGCGTCAGCTTCTATTATATTAGCTTGAGACTTGAGCTTTGGCCTGACTATTTTCGTATAGTTCCGCTTCCGCTTGGAGGTCTTCCTGCGTCTCTTCCCTTGCCTGGGTTTTAAGTCGCTGCCATCTGATGTTAGCTGCTTTTCTATTTCTTTCGCTTTCATCTTTTTTCAACATTTTGTAAAGAGCTACATGAGATATCGATCTCCCACTCTTTGCTGATAACCATTTCGCTACTTCTCGTAGACTTGATCTCTTGGTGTGTTCTTTTGCTTGTTCTAATAATTCCTGTTGCTCTGGAACACTTCTTAATAAATCTTTTGACTCTCCAACAAGTTCCCATCCAAATGGAACTGTTGAACCTAGTTTTCTTTTATATTGAATCTCCATCATCGTCTTCCTTTTTAGCAGGTAAAATAAATAAACCAGAAGGAGTATTCACTTCTAGTCTTTCTTGTTTAACTACACCTACTCTATCTAACACATCCTTTGCTGCTGTTAGTTTATCTCGGTTTCCTAATTCTGTTGGATCATCTATAACGCCTGTAATAGCAATTGCTGCTTTTGGAGCATTCGCTGCTAGATACTCTCTTGAACCTTGCAGGATCTCTTCCTGTAGTCCTGATGTAACATCTCTTACTGTAGTTGAAGGAGCGTATCCTGCAATGTCCATTGCCATTCGATAATCACCTAATGCGTCACCGAATAAAGCATTTAAGAAAGCATTTTGTTTTTCTGTTAGTTCTTTTGCCATTTAAAATCCTGTTGAGTATTCTTCTACGAAAGCTGTAACTGTTATATCATCGGCTGCACCTGCTGTTGCTGATATTAAGTCACCTGCATCTAAATATATAGGTGTATCAGATATAACTAAAAAATCATTAGCTGCTACACTTTTAGCTCCTGTTAATGCAAAATGTGTTGTTGCAGAAGCATCATAAAACTCTAACTTAATTGTAGCAGCAGATGATGCATCTACATTTGCAATCATAATAGAAGTAACCACAGCCCTAGACAGACTAGGAGTTGTGTATATTGTAGTCCTATTGGTTGTTGATAAAGCTACAGACTGCGATTTAAATACAGGTATAGCCATTACTTCTTAATACCAAATAAACATTTCTTACCTTTTGGAGAATCAACTTTTAAAGCTCCTCCTCCTTTTCGGTAGCCAACATGCATTAACTTACTTGTTTCAGTGGCATATTGTTTTGCTTTTCTTTTACCTTGACCAGTATAAGAAAACTTTTTATCTCCAACCATTGGCATGGATATTACTCCTCTACTTCTTGTATAACTTTCTTAGTCTTCGGATCTATTAAGACATGTGGTAATTGTGCCACATTTTGTAGAATAAGATTAAGTATCTTTTCTTCTATTAAATAATACTTAACTGGTTTAAAGGCTTCATTAACATCTTTAGTTCCTGGATCATCTGCGATGTAGTGACCACGTTCATTTCTGGCTCTTTCCATGTTATTCAGCTTTTTGTTCTTTAGTCTTAATAGTGATATCTAAGTCTTTACCTTTAGGTGCTGATGCAGTCAAAGATATTTGTGATGCTGCACATCCTGTAAGAGTAAGACCTATAATAGCAATTGTTAGTAATCTTTTCATAATTATCTCCTATATTACTTTTTCCTTTTTGTTGTTCTCTTTCGTTTCTTTGCGAAAGTTCTAACATTGGTAGGTTTTCCTCCAACGCCTTGTGCTTTTGACCTCTTCCTTTTAACAGCACTCTTTCTTTGTGCTGCTGTCATACTTTTAGCTTTTGATCTAGGAACACATTTAGGATATTTTCTTTTACTCTTCTTAGCAGACTTTCTGCCACAAGGTTGAAACTTTCCTTTTTTCTTAGGTGCTCCTATGTCTACCCAGTCTCCTTTAGGGCCTTTCCCAAACCATGCTGTTAATCCTCCTGTAGGTTTAGCCATTATTTTTTCCTCTTTATAGCCATTTATTTTTTAGGTATTAAATGTTTCTTAGGTTTTTTATACCTTTTCTTTTGATCTTTATTTATACCTGATAAAATTTTAGCTTGACCTGCATGTAGCTTAGATGCTTTTTTTAAACCTTTAATTACTTTATTTAATCTTTTAGTATAGTGCATTATCTATAACCACCACCACGCTTTTTATATGTACGAACTAGCCATCCATTTGCGTAAGCTGATGGGTATACTTTAAATTTTCTTTTAGCTTCTGCTTTTACTCTTGCATATAATGCAGGATTAGTAGGTTTAGCACCTTTTTTCTTAGTTGTTTTCTTTTTCTTTTTCGCAGCCATTTAACACTTCCACCTTCTTCTTGCTTGTCTGATACGAGAGTTCGGATTGTTTCTTGTTTTTGCTGAACTTCTCTTCAGTTGTCCTAGTGACCTTGCACAATAGGACTTCCTTCTTTTAGCAGCTTTACTGCCTTTCTTTACTTTGCCTGTTACGGCTGTTTTTAACTTAGAGCCAGGATTCGCTTTACGATATGCCCTAACTCCTTTGGCTGTCATACCTGCACCTGATTTAGTAGGGCGGTAATTAGCTCCTTTACCTTTTGTTGTCTTTCTAATAGCCTTAGCTTTTTTTCTAGCCATTTAATCCTCGTTTACTATACCACCACACAAATGCTGTAGTTAGTGGTAATATCGCTACAAACATAACAACATCTCCTTGCATAAAGTAGTGCAAAGAGCTATAAGAGAAAAATACTCCTAGAATACATGCTGCTAATTTTAATAACTCCGTCATTTTTATCCTGTGGGGGTACAAGACAAACCTATACCCCCTTATGCCTACATACTTCGTAAAGAGCTGTTCTTATACCGCAATCTCCTCAGAAAAAAGGATACAAGACGCTTTAGAGGGACATCATTTTTTGTCTTTACGAAAAGCATGTTTCTTGGCAAACCAACTAGGTACATCATACTCATTCCACGGTAGCATACCTTCTAAATACATAGCCCTCTCTACTTCTGCCAAACTAGGTGTATACCCCAGTTTTTCTATAAACTCTTCATCTTCTTTTATAACGGCTGTTACATAGTGTACCGAACTGTGTGGTAACCTTATATTAACAGGTTCTCCGTCATTAGCTATTAGTGCGTAATAATATTGCTCTAACAGGTTTACATACATACTTGGATTTACTGATTTGTCAAGTTTTTTCCGTATCCTGCTACGCTTTAGCTCACGAACTAGCATTTCTCTTTGAGGATCTTCTAAATCCCATGCTATTTCCATTAATTTATCTAATTCTTGATCCTTCATTACCAGTGCCTCCATACACCTGCAATAATGACAAAACAAGTTAGCCATGCTACCAGTTTTTCAATAAACTTCATGTATAAACCTATCTTAGCGTGTTTTTGACTCAATACAGCTACTTTAGGCGTATCATCATCTGTTTCGCCTATAGAATAGTCTATTGCTCTTGCTAATATCTTCTCAAACCGATTATATTTCATTTTTTTTCCGAATTGTGTTGACAGATTGAAACTTTTCTGTTATAACTAGCGTTATCCCCCCTGGGGGGGTTAAATATATATATACC